CTATAAGAACCTGGTCTATAACTAACTTTAGTTCTGGTTCTATTAAGTTTGTAATCATTACCCCTGTATCTTTTTTGAAGACCTTTTCTAATATTTATTAAAGGGTATTTTATAACTTTCATATTTGTTTTATGTATTCTTTCCATTAGCATTTCCACCTTCTTCTTGCTTGCCTAATTCTTGAATTAGGATCATTTCTAGTTTTAGCACTACTTCTTTTTAACTGACCAGCAGAACGAGCACAATAACTTTTTCGTCTTTTTGCAGCGGCACTACCTTTTTTAACTTTTCCTGTAACAGCTGTTTTTAATTTAGAACCAGGATTTTTACGACGATAAGCAGCTACACCTTTTTTTGTCATACCTGCACCAGATTTAGTTGATCGGTAGTTACCACCTTTGCCAGTAGTTCGTCGTATAGGTTTAGCTCTTTTTCTTTCTGCCATTAATTTCTTTCAGATAAATTTCTTAATCGCTCAACATCAATTTTCTCCATTTCTTTATCTTTTTGGAGTTTTTGTAACTCAAGAGCAATACGACCTGCGGCTATCTCTTCTTGAGCATCTATTCTTTCACGAGCAATAGATGATTTATCTAAAGCTTGCATTTCATTAAATTGTTGTTTTTGTTCGCCCATTAAATTTTTGTAATTTTCTTGTTGAACTTGTAATGCTGTTTTCGTTTCAAACTCTTTAGCGTCTTGTTGTAATTTAGCACCTTGTAGAGCTAACTCTTGTTGACGAATTTCTACTAATGGATCTTCGTTAGCAGGAGGTGCAAGAACTTCAGACATTTGTGCGGACATCTCAGCAATACGTTGAGCAACTTCGTTTTCTATTTCCATTTGAATTTGTTGCATAGCTTCTGGTGGAATTTGACCTTGATATTGTTCTTGTAGTTGTTGTAGTTGAGGTCCAAACTCTGCTTCTACTAACTCTCTAGCTTGTAAACTAACATGTTCATAGATGTGAGCTGTAAGAATACCAATAATATTTATATTTGCCATAACAGCAGGTGTACGCATAAATGTTAAATGTGCTTCAATGTGAGCTTGATGGTCTTGTTTTGGAAAAGCTTGTAACCCTCTACCTTGTAATGCACTAGCATTTTCTATGCCAGGGTCTACAGGTTGCGGTTGCGGAGGTGGTGGTAATATTTTTTCAATACTACGAACACCTAAAGCTTCGTACATTCTTTTGTAAGCTTCATACATACCAGCAGGGCCATGTACTTGCGGATTAGACTGAATAAGTTGTAAGCTTGTTTGTGCAATAGCAATTCTTTGTGCTGTAGAAAAAATGTTAGGGTCTGATACAGGCATAACATCTATTCTGTCATCAAAGTCAGCTTGTTTAATATTTGGATCACCACCACTTACTTCATAAGGATATACAGGTGGCAGATAATCTTTAAATAAACCTGCTAAAAGATTAAATTCTATTTTTTGTGCATAGTGTAATCTTTTATGTATTGCAGACATAATTTTTGTACCACGCTCTAGCATTGCAACAGTAGAACCAACTGGTCCGTTTTGTTCNGCTAAAGGCATGTCAGCAACAGACGCAAATCTNTTNCCGCTTTCAACAATAATACCAAGTAATTGTAATAAAGTTTGTGAAGGCTCTTTAAAAGGTAATGGTATAATAGATGCTCGCAGGTCACCCCCTGGAGCATCTATATCTCTAAATTCACCAGGTTGTAGTGGTTCTGCCTCATCACGAACTCGTATACCTCTAGCTTTAAAACCAGCCGGTAAGTTAGCTAGTGTTCCAGAGTCAATAAGTTGTCTTAGTATGGACGTGGCAGATCGAGATAGGTTACCTATAATGTGAGGTAAACCAAATCCGTAAAAACCAAGTCCCGGTAAAAATTTATAATGTACAAAATAATTGTTAGGATCTTTTTTAGGATCTTCTTCTTTGTAGTTTCTTCTAATACTTAAAATGTTAGATGAACCAACATCTATAGTAACAATATATGGTATCTTTATACCTGTTGGCTCGCCATCAGCCCCTATATCTTCGAATCCAGGTAAATCTAAATAAGTATGAATTTCATAAATTTCTAAATCATCTTCTTCGTAAGTATTGGTAGCAGACTCACCAGAAACTTTTTCTATTGTTTCTTCTAGGTCTGAGTAAACATGTGTTGGTTTAACAGGTACATCTCTATAAACTCCTGATACTTGGAATTTACGAACATCATTGCCTGTCATTTTTAATCTGTGTGTTAATCGAACAGCATTCGATANATCAACAGAGTTATAAGGTACAATAATATCTTCNGAATGAACAAAGCGTGCTACAGGACGCTCTTTCATTTCATCATAGTAAACTTTCTTAAACGCTGAACCAGATAATGGTAGATAGAATAACAATTGATCTAACTCAGGATCGTATTCTTCCATGTTGTAGCAAATCTGATAGTTCATAAAGTCTTGAACTCTTTGTGATTGTTTTTCTGTTTCAGAATTTGGTTCACCAACTATTTCAACTCTAACTGGTCCACCCGCTGGTAATAATTCTTTATAGGCTTGTGCTTGGAATTGTGTAACACTTTCAGCAAGAACAGGATGCGTAACACCCGCTGCTCCCTCGAAAGGTTCTGTTCTGTCGTCTTCTTCTACGCCGAGAAGTTCTAATCCACGTTCGTAAATTTTTTCCCAATCTTCACGAGCTGAGATATCAGCCTCTACTGCACTTAAAAGATTAGAAGACAATGCTCCTAATTCTTGAGGTTCCATATATTCTGATAGGTTAGCATCAAAAGGAACTTCCATTTGCATTTCAGTTTCTTCAACAAACTCTCCAACTTCAACAGAACCATCTTCCATTTCTGTTACATCGCCTGAAGCTAGTGCTTCGGCAAGCTGTGGATCTACCTCAGCAGTGTCTATAGGGTTACCTTCAATTTCAAGTTCTTCTTCTTCTGGACCACCTTGTCCAAACGGATTCTCAGCCATGTGACTTCCTTATATTAAAAAGTTCCTGAAAACTTACCACCTCTAGTGGCAGCACCCATTGACTTCATAGTACCAGCTCCATTTCCTGTAGGAACTTTTACTTCAACTTCACCTTTAGCTTTTTCAACTTTAGGTACTTTTACTTCTGCAATTACTGGTTTAAACATTAGTAGTACTCCTTTCTTCTAGGAGGCTCTTCGCCCCACTCTTCATCGCTAGGGTGACGTATAAAACCACCTTCACGAAATCTCAGTATAGCCTGTGACATGGAATCTACCAAGTCATCATTGTCGCCAAAAGGAAAAGAGGCACATTCTTCTACCATCTCTTCCGCCCATTGAAAGTCTGGTCGCCATACAAGACCAGATTCAAACATTGGAGCACAGGCATGAACTCTTGAAACTTTATCTTGTCCGGTTCGTCTTCCGCCTGGTGAGAAATTTATAACAGGTATCCCCATATTTCTCAACTCCTGAGTTAAAGGTAACCCAGATGCTTTAGCTTCTATTAAAACTATATCTGGATTATGCTCTGAAAATGACTCCATTGCAATTCTTTTTAAGTCAGGGAACTCCCATCTACCTTTTTTACAATCTAAAAGTATTAAACTTGGTCCAGAATCTTCATCTTTATAGAACACGCCCCATGTACTAATAGCACTGTAGTCAGCTGTTTCTGATTTTAAAAATGCAGTATCGTATGATTGTAATACATATTCGCATGTAGGAGGTTCATCTTGTTCCCACATTTTCCACCACTCTCTTTTTATGATAGCACCCTCAGCTGATGTAGGTTTTTGTAACCATTGTGCATTCCATTTAGCAACTGGCAAAGAAGATTTAACTTTAAGCAATTCATCTTCAGACCAAAAGTTAGGCCATAAAACATTACCGTCATCAAAGATAGCAGGAAACTCAACAACCTCCCATTGGTCTGAGTTTGATTCTGTTTGTTTTTTTAAAACCTCAGCTGTCAAATCTTTCGTAGACCAACGAGTCATAACAACAACAATAGATCCGCCTGGTTGCAATCTTTGTCTTGGACCAGATGTGTACCACTCATAACAATTCTCCATAGCAGTGGGAGAAAGAGCGTCTTGCTCTGAATGGGGATCGTCAATAATAAGGAGGTCAGCACCACGACCAGTAATCGCTGCACCAACCCCCGCCGCAAAGTATTCGCCACCATCTGTCGTAGCCCAACGTCCAGCGGCTTTGGAGTCGGGAGATACTTTTGTATCTTCAAAGATGGTTTTATAATCGGGACTATCTACTAAAGCTTTACACTTACGACCAAAACCTGTTGCAAGTTCTGTTGTGTGTGTTGCTTGAATTATTTTTAATTTAGGATTGAGTCCCAACATGTACGCAGGAAAATAAATAGAGGCGAACTCAGACTTCGTGTGTCGAGGTGGCATATTTATTATTAATCTTTTTAATTTACCAGATGCTATATCTTGTAATTTTTTTGCATAAATTTTGTGATGGTTACCTAAAATAAAATCAGGCCAAACATGTTGTACAAAGTTTAAAAAATTACCTCTAGAAGATTCAATGTTTTCTAGAAAATTTAATCTCTTTTGTAAATCAAGAGCATAACGTATTTGCTCTTCATCTAATGTTTCAAAATTCGTTTCGTTGTCCATCATAAATCCTATTTACCCATAGCATTAATTCGTCGTCTGACATAGTATGTTTCATTTTATTAACACACCAACATACAAGTCGAACATTATTTTTTGTGTAGCCTTTTTTATTATTTATTCTATCAATAGAAACATTTGTAGGTATCCTTTTTCCACTACCATCTCTATGATGTGTCATTTTTATACCGCTAACAGCACANTTACCTTTTGAATTATCCCACTTTTTTTTAATATCATCAAAAGCTAGCTCCCATTTAAAACTACCTTTTGTCTTACGACTTGATTTTAACTGACTAAAAGCTCTACGAAGGTAGAGTATAGGGTCTTTATTTGTTCTATCGTTTCTTTGAAGTGCCTTACATGCCATGCATTGGTGTCGGCGGTATTGAGTTCCTCTTGAATATGACTTTTCAAAGGAAGTGATTTCTTTCGTTACACCACAGGTGTTGCATTCACGAAATTCCATTTAACCTACATATAGTGGTTTGGGGTTCGTTGCAACTAAATATTGTTATATGATGCTAGAGACGCACCAAACTATAGTTGAAAATGANATAATATTTATAAAATTAAGCATGCTTTACCCTTATATTAAGGGTGTTATATACCTATTATAATATTAATCAAATGAATTGTATTAATAAGATGTATTTAA